GGGTAATAACTTAAAAGTTTCAGTATGTCCGTCACCAACGGCATATGAAGCAGTAAATAAAACAACAACAAATGACGCTTCAACAGCAGTTGGAGATACAACTATCGTATTAACCGCAGGAACAGATTTTAATGTGGGCGATATTGTAAACTTCGGCGAGTCTGGCGGACATGAATATAGAGTTACAGCTGTTAATACACACACTTTAACTTTTGTAAGACATCCATCAGGCACAGGCGGACTACACACAGCTGTTGCAAACGGTTCACAAGTAAGAAGAAGATGGCAATACTACGATCTAGTAGATAAAGCACCAGGAACATCAACATACGCTTCTAATAGAAGTGGTGTAAATGACGAAATGCACATAGTAGTCGTTGATGAAGACGGTGGTATTACAGGTACTGCTGGTGAAGTTTTAGAAGTTTATGATTCAGTATCAAAAGGATCAGACGCTAAAACAGCACAAGGCGATACTAACTACTACGTTGACGTAATGTACAACCAATCAGAATACATCTATTGGATGGATCACGTTGCGACAGGATCAAATTGGGGTAGTGCAGTAGCAGGAATAACATATACTGCTCTGTCAGCACCTTTTAGTAGATCACTTGTAAGTGGTGCAGATGGTTCCGCAGTATCAACTGCTGAATTAAAAACTGCTTACGAAAAATACAATGACGCTGATACTGTAGATGTTAACTTAATCATCGCTGGTAAAGGTAACGCTACACACATTGATAACTTAATTACAATCGCTGAAAACAGAAAAGACGCAATAGTATTTGTGTCTCCTGAAAGAACAGATGTAGTTAATGTTTCAAATAGTACTACTCAAACAACTAACGTAAAAGGTTTCTTTGACGGTATTAGATCATCATCATACGTTGTATTTGATAGTGGTTACAAATATACATACGACAAATATAATGACGTATTCAGATATGTTCCTTTAAATGGAGACATTGCTGGATTAGCTGCAAGAACAGACTTAATCGCAGACTCATGGTTCTCACCTGCTGGTTTCAACAGAGGAGTAATTAGAGGTGCAGTTAAACTTGCTTACAATCCAACACAAGGACAAAGAGATGAATTGTACAGAGCGAGAGTAAACCCAGTTGTAACATTACCAGGACAAGGTACTTTATTGTTTGGTGATAAAACTGGATTATCAACGCCGAGTGCTTTTGATAGAATAAACGTAAGAAGATTGTTTATTACTTTGGAGAAGGCAATATCAACAGCTTCTAAATTTCAACTATTTGAATTTAATGACGAGTTTACAAGAGCTCAATTTAGAAACATAGTTGAACCATTCCTAAGAGATGTACAAGGTAGAAGAGGTGTTACAGACTTTAGAGTAGTTTGTGATACATCTAATAACACTGCTAATGTCATTGATAGTAATGAGTTTAGAGCTGATATATTTGTTAAACCAAATAGATCAATCAACTTTATACAACTACAATTCGTTGCGACACGATCAGGTGCTGCTTTTGAAGAAGTGGTAGGAGGATAAACACATGCCAAATATAAATGACTTTAAAGCTAAGTTAAGAGGCGGTGGGGCTCGTGCCAATCAGTTTAGAGTAACAATGCCTTTCCCTGGATTTGCAGCTGTAGGTGGGGAGACTGAAACAATGTCTTTCTTAACTACATCTACATCTTTACCAGGAATGACAGTTGCGGAAGTAGCTATTCCATTTAGAGGCAGGGAGTTATATGTTGCAGGTGATAGAACATTTGCTACATGGACTACAACTATTCTAAACGATACTAACTTCTTAATCAGAAACGCTTACGAAAGATGGTTAAATGGTATCAACAATATGTCAGATAACGAAGGATTAGTAAATCCTGTAGATTATCAAGTTGACGGTTTTGTTGACCAATTAGACAGAAACGGTAACGTGATTAAATCATACACATTTAGAGGAATGTTTCCAACAACTCTGGATGATATTGCTCTATCGTATAGTGATAACAACTCCGTAGAGAGTTTTACTGCTACACATAGATACCAATACTTTGAAACAAACACTACTACTTAATACCGTTATAAGTATTAATAGTAATAGGAGAAACTAAATTATGGCTGAACTGTTTGGGTTTAAGATAGAACGTTTAAAAGACGCTACAACCGATCCAAGACAAAATATAGTTCCACCTCAAGCGGAAGACGGTACACAAACCGTCCCCGCTGGTGGGTTTTTTGCGTCTTATGGCGGATTTGATGTAACGGCTAGAAACGAGCTAGACTTAATAAGAAGATATAGAGAAGTATCACTCCACCCCGAGTGTGACCTCGCAATAGAGGATATCATATCTGAAGCAATCGTATCAAATGAAAATCAACAATCTGTACAATTAGATTTAAGTAAAATTGAGTACAGCGAATCTATCAAAAAGAAAATAAGAGAATCATTCCATGAAGTATTAAAGTTATTAAACTTTGATATAAAAGGACACGATATTTTTAGAAGATGGTACGTAGATGGAAGAATGTACTATCATAAAATTATAGACAAAGATAGTCCTAGATTAGGGATTACAGAATTAAGATATATAGACCCTCGTAAAATCAAAAAGATTAGAGAGGTCAGAAAGCAAAGAACAGATGGTATGCCTTCTTCATTTGCTTTTGAAAACAAATTCCAAGAATATTATATATTCAACGAAAGAGGAATACATCCAACTGCTACATCAAACGCAGGTGGGTTAAGAATAGCGACAGACGCTATCGCATTTTGTCCGTCTGGTTTAATAGACCAACAACAAAATACAGTTTTATCTTATTTACATAAGGCAATTAAACCTGTCAATCAATTAAGAATGATTGAAGACGCTGTTGTAATATACAGAATTGCTCGTGCACCAGAAAGAAGAATATTCTATATTGATGTAGGTAACTTACCTAAAATCAAGGCTGAACAATATTTAAGAGATGTTATGGCTAGATATAGAAACAAACTTGTATATGACGCAAGTACTGGTGAAATAAGAGATGACAGAAACTATATGAGCATGTTAGAAGACTTTTGGTTACCTCGTAGAGAAGGTGGGAGAGGTACTGAAATCACTACATTGCCAGGTGGTCAAAACTTAGGTGAAATAGGAGATATAGAATACTTCCAAAAGAAACTATATCGTTCACTTAATATACCAATCAGTAGATTAGAAGGTGGTCAAGGATTTAATCTTGGTCGTGCAGCTGAAATTAGTAGAGATGAAGTTAAGTTTACTAAATTTGTAGGCAGACTACGTAAAAAATTCTGTATGCTTTTCCATGATCTATTGAAAACACAATTGATTTTAAAAGGCGTTATTAGTCCAGATGAATGGGACTTTATGCAAGGCGATATTACATACACTTTCTTACAAGATGGTTATTTTGCTGAATTAAAACACAGCGAAATGATGAGAGAAAGAGTTATGCTCGCTCAACAACTAGAAGGATATGTTGGTAAATATTTCTCTAACGAGTATATAAGAACCAAGATATTAAAACAAAATGAAACAGAAATTGAAGAAATTGATAAGCAAATTGAAGAAGAAGGTTCAGACGAGTTACCAATGGGTGACCAATCTGGTGAATTAGAACCTACTAAAAAGAAACCAAACGGCGAAGCCCCAGCGGCAGCTGCAGCTACAGCAAAGGCAGATAAAAAAGACTTTAAGGATGCTGAAGATAAAGCTAGGGACAAATACAAAAGTACAGAAAAGTAAAGGAGAATAAAGATGTCTGAAGAAGTAATTAGATATGGTGCTGGTGGCGTTCCTTACAAACCAAAGAAGGCAGAAGCACCTAAGGAAGAAGTTAAAGAAGAAGTAATATCTGAAATTTTAACAAAGAATCCTAACAAAGAAAAAAAATCTGAAACTACTAAAGAAAAAAAGTAATAGGAGATAAATAATATTATGAGTAAAGAAAATTTAAACAAGTTTGTTAATTCACTACAACAAGGTGACGCTAAACAGGCAGGAGAAGATATAAAAAATGCTCTTGCAGATAAAGTTAGTGCAGCCTTAGATGACGCTAAAGTTGATGTGGCAAAGTCAGTATTTACAGGACAACAAGGCGCAGACGCTCCAGAAGCGAATGTGTTTAGTGGTAATGATATAAGTGCTGAAACTCCTGCACCAGAGGTAGCTAGTGATGAAGTGGCTCAGTAATTTTATCAAAGATAATATAACTGAAGGCAACGATTATAAGCGTACTAGACAGTACAACAAACTTACGCCTAAAATGAAGCGTGCTGTAGATATGATTTTCAGAGCTGCTGATAAAGACGCAGATCAAATAAAAAACTTTGAGAAAAACGTCAATACAGCTGCAAAACAATTTGGTGTAAGTAAACAAGATTTAATGACGTATTTTGATAAAGAAACGTTAACAATTTTAAGGAGATAGAAATGGGAACATTTATAATAAAAGGAACCGCTGTTGCAGGTACATTGACGAATAATTCAATCGGCAATTCACCTTTTGTAAGAGTAGTTGCTACTGCTGGTACAAATACTATTACAGTAAAAGATGGCGCTACTACGTTAGGTACAACTTTATTACATTCTGCTGGCGATGAAATTACGATAGAAAAACATCCTAAACATACAATTTCATCAAGTGCAGCTGTAAGTGCTACTGCTGTTGGCGTAGGACACTAACATGGCTGATACAGTATCTACACAAACATTAACAGATACGACAGGCGTAAAGTTTGCCGTTAAGATGACTAATTATTCTGACGGTACAGGTGAAACTTTAGTTAAGAAAGTTGACGCTAGCGAAACAACTTTTATGACTGAAGACGGCAATCGTAAAATATCAAAAATCTTTTATTCAGTTAATACTGCAAACCCTAAATCAGCAGTAGAATTGATATGGGATGGTACAGATAACGCAACGGCAGTTTTGTTGTCTGGTCAAGGTTTTTGGGACTTACGTGCCGATGGTAATGAGATAGGTAACAACGCAACAACACCAACAGGCGATGTTTTACTATCTACAAAAAATTTCGCAATTGGTGATAATTACACGATTTTAGTGGTTTTCAGATAATAATTTGTATAAATATTAGAGAGAAATTAGAGATAGATACAAATGAAATTAATAACCGAAGAAATATCAAACGCAGAATATATCGTAGAAGAAAAGAATGGTAAAAAAAACTATTCTATCAAAGGTGTATTCATGCAATCAGACGTAAAAAATAGGAATGGAAGAATCTATCCTAAAGAAATCTTACAAAAAGAAGTTGTAAGATACAATAGAGAGTTCATCAATAAAAACAGAGCATTCGGCGAACTTGGTCATCCTGATGGCCCGACAGTAAATTTAGAAAGAGTTTCGCATATGATAAAGGCTCTATATCCAGAAGGCAGTAATTTTATAGGTGAGGCACGAATTTTAGAAACCCCATATGGAAAAATAGTGAAAAGTTTAATTGACGAGGGTGCAAAATTAGGTGTTTCAAGTAGAGGAATGGGCACACTTGCAAATGTAGGTGGTGCTAATGTAGTTAAAGACGATTTTTACCTTGCAACCGCGGCTGATATAGTCGCAGACCCAAGTGCTCCAGACGCTTTTGTAGAAGGCATTATGGAAGGCAAAGAATGGGTTTGGAATAATGGGATTTTGAAAGAGCAAGAAGTAAACGAATTAAAGTTACAAGCAGAAAGCAAAGAGAGAATGGCAAGGGCAGAAAAGAACGCTGTTGTATTCGAATCTTTTCTTAAAAAGCTGTAATTTTATAAATAGTAATTAACACATTCCGATAGGAGTGGTGTGATTATTGCAATAATTAACAAGTAAAACTATTGAGGAGATAGAACAATGGCTGATAAAACTGTGGCAGATTTGCCAAAGAAAAACGCAGCTCCAGCTGAACCAGCAAAGTCGTTACAGGCAACTGTACAACAAGTGATGAATAAAGCAATCACTTCACCGACTGACGCTAAAGTAGATTTCGCACAAGGCGTTAACCATATTACAGGTGACGCACATCAAAAAAGTGCAGGAGCGGCTGACGCAATGCAATCTCTAAAAGCAGAGGCAGAACCGAATAAAACAAAAGCGGTTGTTGCTAACGAAGCTGACGAGAAAAAAGACGAAAAAGAAAAAGAAGAAGTTAAAGAGGCAGAATACGCTGATAAAAAAGATGATGAGAAAAAAGATGTGAAAGAAGGTGAAATGCCTGCTGGACTTAAAAATTACCTTGACAAAAAATCTGACAAGTCTGATGACAAAGAAGACAAGAAAGATGTTAAAGAGTCTGATGAAAAAGAAAAAGATGTAAAAGGTGCTGAATCTTTGAAAGCAAGTGCTGACAAAGTTAAGGACAAAGAACATCCAATCGTTAAAGAAGAAGACGAGAAGAAAAAAGAAGACGCAAAAGAGTCAAGTGAAAAAGAAGACGAGAAGAAAAAAGAAGTTTCTGAATCTGAAGATAAAAAAGAAGATGAAAAAGAAGTTAAAAAAGAAACTGCTAAAGACAAAGTTAAAGATATGGACATGAAAGAAGA